GGGTCCAGGTCGAGCGCGTTCCGGCCGAGGAGGTCATCCACCTCTACATCATGGAGCGGCCAGGCCAGTCGAGGGGCTACCCTTGGGCGGCCCAGGCCATGCGGAACCTGCACATGACGGACAAGTATCGCGAGGCCGAGCTGGTCGCCGCGCGCCTGGCCGCCTCCAAAATGGCGTTCTACACCTCGCCGATGGGCGACGGCTACACCGGCGACAGCGTCGACGACGACGGCAGCCTGGTGCAGGAGGTCGAGCCTGGCCTCATCGAGCAGCTCCCTGAGGGCGTCACCCTCGAGACCATCGACTGGTCGCACCCCAACAGCAACAGCGGCGAATTCGTCAAGAACTGCCTGCGCGGTGTCTCGGCCGGCCTGAATGTCAGCTACAACAGCCTGGCGCAAGACCTCGAGGGCGTGAATTTCTCGAGCATCCGCGCCGGCGTCCAGGAGGACCGCGAGACCTACAAGTCCATCCAGCGGTTCCTCATCGACCACCTGCTCGACCCGGTCTATGACGCCTGGCTAGATGCCGCCATGCTCGCCGGCGCCGTCCCGTTCCCGCCTCGCAAGCGCGACAAATACGACGAGGTGGTCTGGCGGCCGCGCGGCTTTGCCTATGTTGACCCGCAGAAGGACCAGGCCGCCTTCGAGCGCGCCGTCGCGCTGGGGACTATGAGCCGCAGCGAGATCGCGGCCGCCCAGGGCAAGGACTTTGTCGACATCCTGGAGGACCTTGCGAAGGAGGAGCGCCAGGCCTACGAGCTCGGCGTCAACATTTCGCCGCGCCAGACCATGCCCATCTACCCGGCCATGATTGACCCGGAGGCCCAGGCCAAGGGCGAGTTTGGCGACCAGGCGGAGGAAGAGGCCGATGGATGAGCTCGACGCAGTCTTTGCGAGCTGGCGCGCCTCGGTCAACATGAGCGCCAGCGAGCTCGAGGCCTGGTCCGAGAATGAGTGCTCGAGGAAGGCGAGCGTCGACCCGGCGGCCGTCATCGCGCGCAACCTGCGCCTCCTGCGAAAGAACAAGGACGAGTGGGACGAGCGCGACATCGAGGACGCCAAGCGCACCATCAGCTTCATCGCGCGCATGAAGGCCATGCCAAAGGGCGAGCCGGTGGGAGACTGCCCGAGCAAGCGCGACATCAGCCTCAGAAACTGGGCCTACAACCCGGACAAGGCCGGCCGGGCCGTTGTCCCCGAGGTGGCCGAGGCATATAGTGCGAGCATGGACGAAAGCGAGCAGCAGCGCCATGTCGTCGCGGTCGAAGAGACCGACGAGGCCGTCGTGGTCACCTTTGCGAAGCCCGAGGACGAGGAGCCGGCCGAGGAGCCGGTCCCCGAGGTCGAGGAGGCCGCCATGGAGGAGGAGCTCGAGCGCAGCCAGGCCAACCTGGTCGCGCGGGGCCAGCTCGCCGGCGCCGCAGATACCTGGGAAGGCAGCCGCCTGACCCGCACCTTCTCGGTCAGCCGGGGCGCCATCGACGAGGAGTCCCGCACCGTCCAGGTCGCGTTCAGCTCCGAGAGCCCGGTCGAGCGCGGCTGGGGCGTCGAGATCCTGGACCACCAGCCGAGCAGCATCCGCCGGCAGCGCCTCGAGGACGGCGCGCCGCTACTGCTCGAGCATGACCCTGCCAAGCACATTGGGGTCATCGAATCGGTCACCGTTGGAGACGACCGCGTGGCGCGCGCGTCGGTGCGTTTTGGCAACAGCGCACTCGCTCAGGAGGTGTTCGCCGATGTTCAGGATGGAGTGAAGCGGCATATCTCAGTCGGATATGTCATCCACGAAGTCCGCCGCGAGGAGCGGGATGAGGGGGAGTCGACCTATCGCGCCGTCGATTGGGAGCCCCTCGAAATTTCGTTCGTCAGCATTCCCGCCGACCACAGCGTCGGCATCGGCCGCTCGGCCATTCCCAAGAATCCCGAACCCTCCCCGGAGGTCATTGTCGTGAAAGAAGAAAACCAAGACCCCGTCCTGGACGCGCGCGCCGCAGAGCTCGACCGCATCAAGGACATTGAGTCCCTGGGCGCTGCCCATAACGAGACCAGCCTGGCGCGTGAGTTTATCTCCGGCGGCCAGTCGGTCGATGCATTCCGTGCCGAGCTGCTCGAGCGCCTGAAGTCGGCGCCGGCTCCGGCCACCGCCGAGATTGGCATGAGCGCCGCCGAGAAGAAGCGGTACTCCGTCACCCGTCTGCTCCGCCACCTGGCGAACCCTGGCGACGCGCGTCTGCGTGACGAGGCCGGCTTCGAGATTGAGTGCTCGGTCGCGGCCGAGGAGAAGCAGGGCCGCAAGGCCAAGGGCGTCATCGTCCCGTTCGACTATCTCCAGCGCGACATCAGCGTCAGCACCGGCGCCGGCGTCGTGGAGACCGTCACCTACAAGCAGGATTTCATCGAGGCGCTCTCCGCGCACTCGACCGTGTTCCCGCTGACCACCAAGATCACCGGCATCCAGGGCGACATCGAGGTCCCGAAGATCACCACGGCCACCAGCGCGGCCTTCGTTGCCAACGAGGCGACGGCGGTTGCTGAGTCGAACCCGGTCATCGGCCAGGTCGCTCTTGCGCCGGAGACCATGGGAACCTTCGTGGACATCGGTCGCAAGCTCTTCTACCAGTCGGACCCCTCGGTCGACCAGCTCATCATGGACGACATCGCGCGCGCGGTGGCGACCAAGTTGGACCAGGTCATCCTGAACGGCTCCGGCTCGAGCGGCGAGCCCACCGGCATCCTCTCGGCTTCCGATGTCAACGACATCGACCACGGCACCAACGGCGCCGCCGAGACTGCCGACACCATGGTCACCTACCTGCGCGAAATCCAGAACGACAACGCCGTCCTGGGTGACCTGCACTGGGTGCTCAACCCGGCCACCGTCGCTAAGTGGAAGACCACCCAGTGGGACACCAGCGTCGGCCGCTACCTCATCGAGAACATGATGGCCGACGGCCTTCCTGTGCTCACCTCGACCCACCTGCCGAGCAACCTGACCAAGGGCAGCTCGTCGGGCGTCTGCTCCGCTGCGGTCCTGGGCGACTTCGCTCAGTGCATCGTGGCGATGTGGGGCGGCCTGGACCTGATGCTGGACCCGTACAGCCTGAGCACCCTCGGCGCCTACCGCCTGGTCGGGATGCAGGACCTGGACATCGGCTTCCGCCACGGTCAGTCCTTCGCCAAGGCCGAGGACATCCTCACCGCCTAATCCATCGGGGGAGGGGGCCGCGCGCCTCCTCCCCTACCACCCTCCCCTCTGATTCCCATGCTCGTCAAAGCACTCGCACCCTTCGACCTGGGCAAAGGTGGCGGCCTCCGCCACCCTAGCGTGGTCGGCAAGGTCTACGACCTCCCCGATTCTCGAGCTCGCAAGCTCATCGCGCTCGGCGCGGCCGAGCTGGCCGAGCCGGAGAAGAAGGTCGCCAAGAAGGCGGCCAAGAAAGTAGCCAAGAAGGCCGGCAAGAAGGCCGACGCCTAAGCCATGGCGCGGTTTTATGAGGACGATGCGGCCGCGCAGATCAGCGTGGACGACTTCGCCTTCAATATGACCAGCGGCGCCACCACCTTCGCGGCCATCTTCGAGTACGCCTATGGCGAGCAGTTCGGCTTCGGTGACCGCCAGGTCCCGACCCTGACCGCTACCACCATCTCGGTGAGCGCGCTCTCCGCTGGTGATATTGTGAGCGTCCCGGCCGACGCGATTCCGACGAGCTCGGTCGCCAAGTCCTTCACCATCCTGGTCAAGCAGCCAGACAACAGCGGCGTGACGGTCCTGGTCCTCGAGACCGAGGCGGCCTAATGGCGACCCATCCGCGCCGCACCATCCGCGAGAAGGTGGTGAGCCTGTTGACCGACGCCGTGACGGCCGTGTCTGGCCGGGTCTATGACTCGCGCGAAAAGCAGCCCGTGCAGACGGCGCCGTTCCTGATTGTCAGGACCTCGAGCGACGATGTGCCGGCCGACGACACCCTGGGCCTGTCGCTGCCGATTTACCAGCGCACCCTGACCCTCGAGGTCGACGCCGTCGTGGCTGGTCGACCGGCCACCGGCACCCTGGCCGGCGATGGCGACGACCTGGCGCGTGATGTTGAGGAGGTCCTGGCCGACAATATCGACCTGGACGGCCTTGCTTTGACTTGCCTCTTGTCTGGCTCTACAGTCGAAGAAGGCCTCGAGGTCGACCCGCCTGTCTACCAGGTCAGTCTGGTCTACACCATCCTCTACGAGGATCGCCTGGGTAAATAGATGAAGTTCAAGAACATCACCGACCGCGCCATCCGGGTCTCCGGCTATGGCTGGGTGCAGCCCGGCGAGACCCTCGAGGTGCCGGCCTCCGACGCCGATGTCAACGGCAACCTGGCGAGCATGGCCGACTTCGAGGTCGTCAAGGCCGCCGCCAAAAAGACCACCACCAAGTCCAAGAGCTAGAAAATGGCACGCTACACCGGAATCGGGGCCACCCTGGGCCTCTACGAGGAGGCCACCTACGGGGAGGCGCTCAAGACCAGCTCGCTCGTCGAGACGCCAGACTTCAAGGGCGGCGCCGAGTCTCTGAGCGCCGAGAAGGAGGTGCTGCGGCCGGAGTTCCTCGAGTCGACGGGCCTCCGCATGGGCGATATCACGGTCCTCAGCGAGACCGTGGCCGGCAGCCTCATGCTGCACCCTCGCTTCAACGGCAAGGCCTGGTGGGCCATCTTCAGCCACCTCTGCGGCGAGAACAGCACCAAGTCCGGCACCGGCCCCTACGCCCACACCATCGAGTTCGGCGGCGCCATCAACGACCAGGCCGCGCCTGAGAACAAGGGGCTCCAGCTCGTCGTCGACCGTGGCGGCACCACCGGCGCCGTGGGCTACACGGGCCTCAAGCCGGTCAGCGCCGAGATGACCTTCGCCTACAACGCGCCGATGGAGCTCACCACCGAGTTCATCGGCAAGGAGTCGGCCAACACGACCAACTTGACTTTTACCGAGCCCAGCAACAACCCGCTGGTGGTGGCACCCTACCAGAGCTCGACGGCCTTCCTGACCGTAAACTCGGTGACCTACGATGTCGCCAACGCCTCGGTCAAGTTTGAGCAGCCGCGCATCGGTGTGCAGGATATCGCCAGCTCGACCATCAAGGCTCCGCAGCTCGATGGCTTTGCCAAGGTCACGGGCAGCTTTGAGACCTTCGCGCTCAATGAGACCAGCGTCGCGTTCGACACCTTCACGGCCGCCTACCGTACGCAGACCGGCTTTGCGATGACCTACAGCATCGCCGGCAACGACGGCACCAACGATTGCACCCTGGCGGTCACCATCCCCAAGGCGGTCATCACGGCCAACCCGACCAGCCATGTCGACGGACCAGGCGTCCAGCGCGTGACGGTCGAGTGGGAGGCCTTTATTGACGCCGGCACGACCGACTACCTGGCTCAGGTGGTGCTGACCAACAGCAACGACCTAGCGAACGGCTACTAGGCTCCAGGAAGGAAGAGAGGAAGGGGGTCGGCTGCCGCGAGGTGGCCGGCCTCGCTCTATTGAGGGCGGCCTGTTTTCCGTGTAGACTGCCGCCCATGTCCGATAGCGCCAAGCTGACCCTCTCGACCGGCCTCGACCTCACCTTCTCGGGGATCATGGCCGGCGACCTCATCGACGCCGTGGCCGAGCTCGGCAGCAGCCTCGAGGATGCCGACCCGTTCAAGGCGAGCCTGGTCCTGTCCTGGCGCTCGGCCTCGCGCGGCGGCTACACCGGGACCTTCCGTGAGTTTATTGACCAGATCCCGATGGCTGAGGTCCAGGAGGTGGTCCAGACCGCGCAGCCGTTTCTGTCGGCCGGTACTGCATAGGTCGTCGATTCTCGAGCTCCTCGAGCTCATGCCGTTCTCGGAGCTCTGGTCCTGCTCTGTTATCCAGGCCGAGATTCTCTTAGAGTGGAAGGCGGAGGCCGAATCCACGGCGTCGCGGCAGCTCAGTAGGTTCCTGAAGTCCAGCAAGGGCAAAGGGGTCCAGGGCGTCGTCGACATCGGGCGCGCCTTCCTGAGGTGAGAATGGGGGCAAAGACGCAGCACGACTTCGTCCTGGTCGGTAAAGACCGGGCGTCGAAGGTTATCAAGGGGGTCGCCAAGACCACCGACAAGCTGGTCGACTCGACCTTCAAGCTGACCGGGATTATCTCGAACAGCATCAACATCGTCGGGGCGATGTCGAGGGCCATGAGCAGCATGGCCGGGGCTATGCAGAAGCCCATCGACCTGGCGATTGAGCAAGCGCGAGTCGAGGCCCAGCTCGATGCGGTGCTGCGGTCGACTAGCGAGGCGGCCGGCCTCAACGCCGAGCAGCTCAAGGCCATGGCGTCCGAGATGCAGGGCGTCACGACCTTCGGCGACGAGGCCATCATCGGGATGCAGAACCTGCTCCTGACTTTCACCAACATCGGCGGTGAGGGCGGCATTTTCGAGCGGACCACCAAGGTCGCGCTGGATGTTGCGACGGCCATGGGCATGGATCTCAAGAGCTCCGCGCTCCAGCTCGGCAAGGCGCTCAACGACCCGGCCACCGGCCTGAGTATGCTGACGCGCGTCGGCATCACCTTCAGCGAAGAGCAGAAGGAGGTCATCAAGCAGCTCCAGGCCACCAACGACATCGCCGGCGCCCAGACCGTCATCCTCGAGGAGCTCGAGCGCCAGTTCGGGGGCTCGGCCGAGGCGGCCGCCAACACTTTCGGCGGCGCGATGACGCAGGTCCAGAACGCCATCGGCGATGTCCTCGAGGCGCTGGGCAATTTCGTCGTCCAGAACGCCGGCGTCATCGCCATCGTCAAGGAGCTCTCGAGCGGAATTCTTGACTTTGCGACCGACCTGGGCAAGCTCGGCGAGAGCCAGGAGGGCCAGATTGAAATCGCCCAGATGTTCCAGAAGGTTCTGGTCGGCCTGGTCAATACCTTTGCCACCTTCATCGAGGTCATGGGGTCGATGGCGAAGATGTTCGTCGACTCGTCCATCGCCGTCGCCGACTTCCTTGGCGTCGAGGCGCTATTGACCAAGGAGCAGCGCGAGCTCCTGCCGGCGATGGAGGCGGTCGATGCGGAGCTGGCGAATATTCAGGTCTCGATGATTTCCGCCAGCGGCCACACGAAGGAGCACCGCGATAGATACGCGGAGCTCAAAGTGGAGCTCGAGGAGGTCTCCGAGCGCAAGCGCAAGCTCAAGGCGGAATATGACAGCCTCGGATTCAAGACCGAGGCCATCACCGAGAAAACGGACGCGGCAGGGCAGCAGATGCGCGCTCTGGCTGACCGGCTGGCCGAGGTCGATGTCGCCACCGCCGTCACGACTGCGGCCAACGAGCAGCTCGTCGAGAGCTATGAGGAGGTGCAGGTCGCCGTCGAGGAGACCGCCGAGGTCATGGAGAAGGTGGCCGGCCCCTCGATGTCTGACCTCAATCGCCAGGTATTCACCTACCTGGACGCGCTCAAGGCGAGCGCCGACGCGGTCGGCGACCTGGGCAGCCAAGAGACCTCCCGCTACCTCGAGCTCCGCAAGAACCTCGAGGACCTGCCGCTCGACCAGCAGATCGCCGAGGTCCAGGTCTTCGAGAAGCACCTCGAGAACCTCTGGCAGCGCGCTGTGGGCGGAAGCGCCGAGACAGCGGCCGCTATGGGGACTGTCTCGAAGGCGGTCGAAGAGGTGGCTGTTGACGCCGAGAAGGCGGCGCCGAAGGTCGAGAAGTCCTTCAGCAGGAGTATCGGCGGCATCCTGGACGGCATCAAGAAGATTGTGCCGGAGCTGGTCAAAGAGACCAAGCGCGCCGAGCGCGAGTGGGAGCGGAGCGCCGAGCGCATGGGCGGCAGTCTGGCCGACTCGCTGAACAAAGCCTACAAGGACGCCATCACGGGCCAGGCCACCCTGTTCGATGGGCTGCAAAACTTCAGCGACACCTTCAAGTCCTCGCTGACCTCGGCCTTTATGGACCCGATCCTGGGCGCGCAGTCGCCGATGGCCGAGCTGTTCTCAATGGCCCTGAGTCCAATCGCGATGGTCGGCGAGGCTATCGCGGAAAACCTGTTCCGCCCCCTCGTGGACGGGATGAAGGACTATTTCGCTCAGAAGTTCACGAGCGCACAAGCGGACGCTGCTGCTATGCAGTCGCTGGACGCGGCCACCAATGCCACCGCCCAGGCCAACGCGGCGGTGACTGGTGGCAGCATGGCTGCGTCGCTGGCGCCGGCTGCGTCGTTGGCGAGTATCGCCAGCTTTGGCGCGGCCCTCGCCTTCGGCTTCCTCGTCACGACGGTTGCCATGAAGGTCATGGACAGCTTTACCGGGTTCGCGGAGGGTGGCTTTATCGACAAGGACCAGGTCGTCCGCGTCGGCGAGGGCAACAAGCCTGAGGTCATCATCCCGCTCACCAAGCCCGACCGCGCTCGAGCTCTCCTGGCTGAGATGTTCGCGCGGAATCCTGAGCTCATGTCCCCGATGGCCTCGGCCGGCGGGGCGCGGGGAGGTGGCGCGCAAGGGTCCACCTTCAACATCACCATCAACGGCGCCACCGACCCGCAGCTCACTAGCACCAAGGTCGCGCAGAAGATTGACCTGCTGCTCGGCCGCAGGATTCGAGGAGGGGTCTCATAATGCCAGCCACCTACGCCGACATCACGCTGACCAATACCACCTTCGGCACCACCCACACCTTCGACCCGGATGTCGACGGCTCGGGCATCGTCGAGACCCTGAGCATCACGCCGACCTACACCGGCGAGCTCACAACGCTCAAGGATGGCGGCTCCGTGCGGACTGGCGGCGACCCGGCCTCCACCGAGGTGAGTATGACGGGCATCATCAAGTCTACCAGCTCGGCCAAGGTCAGCGACACCATCAAGGCCATCCAGCAGGTGGTCCACAATGGCCGGTTCAAGATCAAGTTCGGAAACGACAACCTCGAGCTGACCGACTGCATCGTCGGCGGCTTCACCTACACCCCCATCGTGGGCGGCGGCACCGATGCGATGTCGTTCGAGCTCTCGGTCATCAGCGGCGCCAAATACTTTACCGAAACGGGTGTCTCCAGCGCCCAGCTGTCGGTTACTGGCTCGACTTACTCAGGCACGATCAGCCTGACCGGGTTTGACTCCGATGCTCCGACGAGGCCCATTATCACGGTAACCCGGGACGGGATTTCAGGGGTGGTGGATACCACCTTCCGATTCCAGGTCGTGAACGATGGTCAGACCAAGACTCCTGAGTTTCGCTGGGTAACGGCCAAGATGGGTGTCGGCGATGTCATCGTCACCGACCCTTTCCTGGAGCAGACCTATGTGAAGACGAACAACTCCGGGGTGGCTCAGGTTCCGACCCGAGTAGACGGCCTGATGTTCCACTGCCATACGCTGCTCGGGACAGGCGTTCCGCAAGTCAAGTTCTGGAACGAGACTTCCAATAGTTATTTCACCGTCAAGGTCGAGTGGTACACCTATAGGCTCTGCATCCACCTGCAATAGTGACGCACAGCCTCTCGACCAGCATCGACCGCAGCCGCATCTACCTGGTGCTCGACCAGGGGCGCGATGATATTGGCGACACGACCCAGCGGCGCGCGCTCGCCAGCTTCCACAAGAACCTGGTCGAGCTCGAATGGACCTACTACAGCGCCGCCGGCGGGTTCGGGCCGGCTACGGCCACCGTCAAGATTGAGGAGGGGACATGGGCTCGCGCGCAGCTCGGCGCTCGAAACTACAGCACCGCCTACATTTATTGGGCGCCTCCTGAGACCGAGGGGCCGGTCCTGATGGCCGACTTCGACGACCATGAGGGCGAGTTCCTGCTCTGGATGGGCGCTGTCGCCGATGTCGAGACCTCGCCGAAGTCGGACCTGGTCAGCCTGACCATGCTCGGCCTTGGTGAGTTTATGCAGAAGGCCTCGGTGACCCGTGAGGGTAACTCAATCCGCAGCATTGAGGACAATGCCGAGCTCAACAGCAACGCCCTCGAGCAGAATAGCTGGATTCTCGACAGCACCAAATCCTACCAGGCCATCCTTGACGATGGCGCGATGACCAAGAAGGTCATCTATACCGACGGCTATGCCGACCTTCTCCAGCACAGCCAAGCGCTGGCCGAGCTCATCGGCGGCCACCCGCAGGTCGCGTTCGGAATCCGCAACGCCGGCGGCGCCGACGACCTGGGCCAGTTCTACTTCACGATGGTCGCCGACCCTGGGCGCGAGCAGATTAGCTCGGTGGCCGAGTTCAATCAGCGCCAGGCGCCGGCCATCTCGCCGCTCGAGGTGGTCGAAATGTCGGTCGACGACGACACCACTGCATTGGTCAACGCCGCGCGTG